GTTTGCCAAAGATCCAGAAGAAGTCAATACCGCCATTGCAAGTGAGGATGAAGATACTGAGTTTGTTAGACCTGAGTATTTTCCTGAGAAGTTTTGGAATGATGAAGATGGACCTGACGTGGAAGGGTTAGTGAAGTCGTATCGTGAAATGGAAAAAAACTTTTCACAAGGCAAACATAAAGCACCTGAAGAATATGATATCTCATTTGCAGAACAATCAGGTATTCCACAAGACGACCCTCTTATGGAGCGTTTTAGTAGTTGGGCGAAAGAACATGGAGTAAGTCAAGCTGCTTTTGAAGCACTAGCCAAAGATTATATTGATATGGAGATGTCATCTTTAGAGCAATATAAGGTTGATGTGCAAGCTGAGAAAGATAAACTTGGACCTGATGCAGACCAGATTATAAAATCTACTGCTGAATGGGCGAATGGTTTATTCAATAAAGGTGTGTTTAATGAAGAAGAACTAGAAGCCTTTAAACAATCAGCAGGTACGGCAGCAGGTGTACGAGCCATGCAAAAACTTAGACGTTTCTATGGAGAAGCAAAAATACCTGTCGCACAACCATCTGATGAAGGAGTGCCAACCGTTGAAGAACTGTATGCGATGGTAGGTAAACCTGAATACAAATCAGATCCTGCATTCCGCAGTAAAGTACAAAAATGGTTTAAGGTAAGATTTCCTGATAACCCTGATACTGATTACATAATTTAGCTTGTAATTACTTGTATTTTAATTATAGAATATACACTAAGGATAACAGTGTAACTCTGCCCTTGACTCTCGAATGAGGTGTGGTAGGCACAACCTACAAGTCTGAAGCCCACATGGACAACTTCGTGGCGTTAATAACTTAACTATTATATGGAGATATTATGAGTACAAGTATTAGCTCAAGTTTTGTTACCATATTTGATGCCGAGGTCAAACAAGCATACCAGTCTGATCGTGTATTAGCAGGTACTGTAAGGGAGAGAGCAGGCGTACAAGGTAACACATATAAGTTTAACAAGTTAGGTTCAGGTGTAGCGAACTTACATATTCCACAATCTGATGTAACACCGTTAAACTTAGCACACTCACAAGTAACCGCTACTATGTCGGATTACAACGCTGCTGAATATTCAGATATATTCACAAGCGGCAAAGTTCTCTTTGACGAAAGAGCAGAACTTGTGAAGGCTTTATCAATGGCGATTGGTCGTAGAATGGACCAACTCGTAATCGATGCGATTGATGGAGCAGGCACATCATTAACTGTAGCCAACTCGATTGGTGGCTCTAACACTAACTTAAATGTTGATAAAGTATTAGAAGCTAAAAAGTTAATGGATCAAAAGAACGTACCTGCTGAAGGTCGTTTTTTCTTATGTCATTCGAACAACATGGCAGCTTTCCTAGACGACAGCGATGTGAAAACTATTGATGTCAACACCACTAAAGCATTAGCTCAAGGTACTGTTGATTCATTCTTAGGGTTCAAATTCATTGCTATTGGTGATAGAGATGAAGGTGGGCTTGCTATTGATGGTTCGTCTGACAGAACATGTTTAGCATGGCATCAAAGCTCAACAGGGCTTGCTCTAAACATGGACAAGAAAACAGAGATTAATTACATTGCTGAAAAAGCATCGTTCTTAGTGAACTCAATGTTTTCTGCTGGGGCTGTTGGTATTGATACCAACGGTATTGTTGAAATCACATGTCGTGAATCATAGGAGGTAACTAATGGCTTATTCAACTGATGGATTCGGTGCGTTAGCAGGACAAGGTAGAGCAGGAGACTTACCTGCATTATATGTCTACACAACTACCGATGCACACACTGCCGTTGATGCTAGTGGCTACTTCAACACTCTTTCAGATACTTTGAAAGTAGGTGATATGATTATGGTCCACGGTTCAACTGGCGGAACAAGAACTTTAACTATGCACATTGTTGTATCTAATGCGTCTGGAGTAGTAGACGTATCTGATGGTACAGTAATCGGAGCAGTTACTGATTCTGACTAAACAAAGTTGCCCTGCTCACGCAGGGCATACTTTTTTAAGGAGATGGTATGGCAGTCGGAGATACAAAATTAACAATATGTAATGATGCACTTTTAATGTTAGGTGCGGCTGAGATGACCTCATTTACTGAAGGTACAGACTCAGCAAAGATTTGTGACCGACTCTACGATGACTTAAAAAAGTATATCTTATCAATTTATCCTTGGTCGTTTGCTAAAAAGAAAGTACAGCTAGCAAGGATTAGTGACACACCAACTACAGAATGGTTGTATGCTTACGCACTACCTGCTGACATGATTGGCACACCCAAAGCTGTATTTGAAAGCTCAACAGCAGGAACAAGGCAATCACAAGAATTTGAATTATATTATATCGATCAGCAAAGGTTACTAACAGATTACACAGCAGTATACATTGATTATGTTGCTGATATTGATGAATCAAGATTTCCAGAGTTTTTTGTTTATATGCTACGTCACGCACTGGCTGCGGACTTTGCTGAACCATTGACCGATCAAATTCAAAAGGCTGATTACTTTAGGGCTTTAGCTTTTGGTAGTCCTGCTGAAAATGGCAGGGGTGGTTTATTTAGACAATGCACGCAAGCGGATGCACAAGGACAACGTAATCAAGCATTAGGAAATAACTCATTTGATTTAATTGAGGTACGATAATGTCAAGGGTTATTGATATTCAAAATAGTTTTACTTCTGGTGAACTAGACCCAAAACTTATTGCTCGTGATGATATCAAAGCCTATGATGCAGGATTAACCACTGCTCTTAATGTTGTGGTCTTACCTCAAGGCGGTGTGAAACGTAGACCTGGTTTAAAATATATTACCGAACTCGGTGGTAGTCCTGAAAATGGCATACGTTTAGTATCGTTTGAATTTAATACTGCTGATGCTTATCTATTAGCATTTACCAATTTACGTATGTATGTCATAAAAAATGGTGTACTACAAACCAACATTGCAGGCAGTGGTAATGATTATTTAACCACCACGATTACTTCAGCAATGCTATCTGAAATGTGTTGGGTACAAAGTGCTGACACCTTGATTGTCGTACAAGAAGATATGGTGCCTAAAAAGATTACTCGTACTTCTGATACTGCATGGACAATTACTGATGTGACTTTTGTTTTTAATCCACAGCACGCATTTACCTTAACGACAGAGAATATATCAGCAGCAGGTACACTTACACCTAGTGGGACAGAAGGTAAAATTACCTTAACCACACAGCATAATTATTGGGCAGCAGATGATGTAGGCAGTTATGTCAATGTTATCGGTGCAAATCAATTTGGACGAGCAAGGATTGTGGCAATAGATTCTGCAACGGTTGCACAAGCATTAGTAGAAATACCATTTTTTAACACGGATGCACTGGCTAACGCAGATTGGGAACATGAAACAGGGTATGAAGATACGTTTAGCGGTAGTCGAGGATATCCAAGGACGGCTACTTTTCACCAAGGACGGTTATATTTTGGAGGTAGCAAGTCAAGACCATCAACCATCTTTGCATCTAGAGTGGATTCTTTTTTTGATTTTAACCCTGGTGAAGGATTAGATGACGATGCTTTTGTGGCAACTTTAGATACGAACCAACTCAATACGATTACCGATGTATTAAGTGCCAACTACTTACAAATCTTTACTACAGGTGGTGAATTTTTTGCACCTCAAGACTTTAGTGATCCACTGACTCCAAGTAATTTTATTGCTAAGATTCAGTCAAGTCATGGTAGTAAAGAAAATATACGAGTACAAAACATTACAGGAAGTACGATCTATGTGCAACGCCAAGGTAAAGCACTAAACGAATTTATTTATGATCGTGGCGGTGATGGATATTTAACATCACAAATATCATTACTGTCTAGTCATTTACTAAGCACACCTGTTGACATGTCGATACGAAGGGCAACATCTACTGACGAAGGAGATAGACTTGTTGTGATCAATAATGATGGTTCAGCAGCAGTGTACACTTTACTCAAAGATCAAAACATTGTAGCAGCAACACAATTTACAACAGACGGTGATTTTTTAAATGTAGCAACGGTGGTTAGCGACCAATATGTTGCTGTCAAACGCACCATCAACAGTGTCAATAAATATTATATTGAACTGTTTGATGAAGCATTTACCTTAGATAGTGGAGTATCTGGTGGAGCAGCATCTAGTCATAGCTCAGGACATCTCAATCAAAAAACAGTAAAAGTCATTGGTGATGGGGTGATGCAAGCCGATGTGACAGCAGGAGCGAGTGCTATTACTTTTGCCAGTGCAACCTCTACTTCTTATCAAGCAGGACTAGATTATACAGTGACTATTAAAACACTACCGATTGAACCTGCCGTACAAGGATATGCTTCGCTAAGAGGTTTTAAAAAACGTGTGTTAGAAGTCAATGCGTTT